AGGGTCGGTATGTTCGCCGATAACATATAGCTCCTGAAGCATTCGCTCAGGCCTCATATCAACAGGGATCTTCTTTATGAACTCGGGGCGGGAGAACAACGCGTGATCGATGAGCTTAAACAACGGACCTACAAGAACCTTGAATTCATCGCTACGAGAATTGATCGCTCTAGCGTGCTTGTATTCAGGGTATACTTCATCTTTCATGAAGCACTTTAACTTGTAATATTGTTTACGTCCACGATTGTCACGTAAGTTGGTAATGCAGGGGGCACCACCAGCTCGATCGAAACATTCACGTAGTTCCTTCTTTCTACGGTCTGGGTAGCTAGTCTCCGATAACCATGTCTCAACGGAAGTATCTGTATCTGGCGGATACGGGACAAAATACTTCTGGACCTTACGACGAACGAATTCCTCAAATTCGTTAACAATGGCAGGATCCGCATCTGGCATCTTTGCACAAAAGCGTTTCGCAGAACCATGGATTGTCGTATGGGGGTCATGAGGATCGGGGTGAGGCATAGCAGCGCCTTGGCAAATAGGCCCAAGGCTAACCAGAACAGGGGGGCGGCGACTGAGATCAACATCCCTGATAGACTTGAGACGACTCGTAACATCAACTGGACCGGGATCTGGAAGCTCAACTTCACCGACCCGATATCCATAAATGACGGCCCCTCTGCGTCCTGTCCTGGCATCCGGCAGTTTAAATCTGCATTGGACTGCTGCATGCTTTTGGCGAAAAAGAATGCTACCTGCTTGGTGTCTTGGACAACATTGGAGCCCCGTAGAACTCGATAGCGATCAAAATTGACTGAATGAAGAGAATTCAAAAAATATGTCATTTTCTTGACCACATCTTCATCTGTCATATCATAATCAAAATTTTTCGCTATCATGACCTGGGTCAACATTTCCAAAGAAACAACACAAGACCGTTTTACCATAACCGGGAGGAATCTGTGTAGATGCGTTATGGTGACCATCTGACACAAAGAACCATGTTTCATCTTCCCCAGGCTCACAGCATCTGGCCGAAGATCGTCCGCAATATCCTGCAGACTAAACTCACCAACACATTCAACATAGTCAAAGAACATGCGGTAAATGCAACAGTACACAATTGCGAAAACATATGTACAAGTGTACCATTGCAGGGACGAGAGGACAGCACCAACACCAGCCCCTAAGGCCACACTAACCACTCCAACTAGTGCAGCCAATAGGAAATAGACGAAAAGTCCCATTCGTCCGGGCAGACATTTTCGCATAGGGAAACAATATCGGAATCCGAATGCTTTACGAGAATGTCGGTGATTGTTGCGCACCACCTGAGGAACTTCTCCATGGTACGGAAGCCCGCGAAGGGAACAATCCGCTCCATCAAAACCACCA